TCTAAAATTATTTTCTTAGCTTATATTAAAAATGGGTGGAGGTCTTCTTCAACTTGTAGCTTATGGTGCCCAAGATGTCTATCATACCGGCAACCCTCAGATCACTTTCTTTAAAGTAGTTTATCGTCGTCATACTAACTTCTCTATTGAATCTATTCAACAAACCTTTAACGGAACCCCAGGTGCTAACAAACGTGTAACTTGCCAAATCTCTCGTAATGGTGATTTAGTTCATAAATTATATGTAGTTTTAAATGAAGATGCTACTGATGGTAGAGATTCTATTGCAAAAGTAGAAGTAGAAATTGGTGGTCAATTAATTGATCGTCAATATGGTGATTGGATGAAAATCTGGAATGAACTTACTTTACCTATAGGAAAGAAAACAGGATATGATAATATGATTAAAGGATCAACAGCGGGAAAACGATATGTTCCTCTTGAATTTTGGTTCTGTCGTAATATTGGTTTAGCTCTTCCTTTGATTGCTTTACAATATCACGAAGTTAAAATTAATATTGAGTTTGCATCTAATATTACAGATGCCACCCTATGGGCTGATTACATCTTCTTAGATACTGACGAACGTCGTCGTTTTGCTCAATTATCTCACGAATATTTAATTGAACAAGTGCAATTCACTGGAGAGGAAACTTTATCAGGTACTACTGGTGGGTCGGTTAAATTATCTTTTAATCACCCCGTTAAAGAACTTATATGGAAAGGATCAGGAGGTTCAGGCGCAACTACAGGACATTGTGGAACTGCCAAACTTATGCTTAATGGTAATGATCGTTTTGCTGAACGTGAACAAAAATATTTCACTCACGTTCAACCATATCAACATCATACCAATATTCCTACAGGTAACACTATCAATGTTTATTCTTTCGCATTAAAACCGGAAGAACATCAACCATCTGGAACTCTTAATATGTCTCGCATTGATACTGCGCAACTTAAATTAGGCGGTGGTGGTGCAGACAAAGTCAATATCTACGCTCACTCCTACAACGTCCTCCGTATCCTCAGTGGTATGGGTGGTCTTGCGTATTCTAACTAAATTATTACTTACTTCTTTTTATTTACCATATTAGGATATCCTAATACGGCATTGACACCTAAAAACATTGAAATAATTGAACTAGTTAAAGCAGATTGAAAATAATAATTATTAAAGTTCATAAACTTAGACGTTATCCTATTTAATTTATTAACAATATGTGAAGGATTACCAGTTATAACTGAATAACATATCATAAAACTAGATATAAGTAAAGCATTTTCAATACCATTAATAAATATCTGTTCAATATTAGATTGTTTAGCAATAAGTATATTTTCATTAACATACCATGGTTTATCAGGTATTACAAAACAAATTTCTGGTTTTTTAACAAAACCAGAATTAAACAACATTATTCTAATTTAACTTTATATTCGTTGGTGTTTTTTATATATACTATATCATCATTTTTTATAGGTGTATCATCTATATATTTACCATCTTCAGTTCTAAGTTTAGTATATTTATCATTGTATAAAGTCCATGTATCATATTCGTTTTTATATAAAACAAGTGTAGGTTTATTTTCAGTAGATTCTAATTTACCGACAATAAACTTTTTCATCATATCTTTCATTAGGGCAGTTTCATCACCACGATATTTAATCATATAATACACCTGTTTAATATTGTATTTTTTTATTAAAAATAAATAAATAGTAATACCAACAACAGCTAAAATAACTATCGCAAAAAGTATGAGAAATATAATACCCCACGACATTTATATTAAATAAATATATATTTTTAAATAAATGGGCGGAGGTCTTCTACAACTAGTAGCATATGGTGCTCAAGATGTTTATCTTACAGGTAATCCACAAATAACATTCTTCAAAGTAGTTTATCGTCGTCATACTAATTTTTCATTAGAATCTATACAACAAACTTTTAACGGAAATGCTGAATTAGGTAATCGTGTAACATGTCAAATCTCCCGTAATGGTGATTTAGTACATAAATTATATTTACAAATAAAAGCAGTAGCAGGATCAACTGCAATATATCTTCAACCTTTTTATGGTTATAGAATGATAAAACATACGGAACTTGAGATAGGAGGACAACGTATTGATAAACAATATGGTGAATGGATGTATATTTGGAATGAACTTACAATGGATCAAGGTAAAAAAGAAGGATATTATGAAATGGTTGGTGGTAATTCTGCAAATAAATCAGTTGAATTAAAAGACAAAACAATAGATTTATATATTCCTCTTGAATTTTGGTTTTGTCGTAATGTTGGTTTAGCATTACCGCTAATAGCTCTTCAATACCACGAAGTTAAAGTTAATATAGAATTTAATTCAATGGAAAATATCAGAGCAACAAACCAAGATGATGCACTTGCTTCAGATTCTACAATAACCGTTCAAGATTCACAAGAAGATTTCGAATCATTTAGTGCTACATTATGGGCTGATTACATATTTTTAGATACAGACGAACGTAAAAGGTTTGCTCAATTATCGCACGAATATCTTATCGAACAATTGCAATTTACAGGAACAGAAACTATAACAGCAAATACAGTAAAAGCATCACGTTTAAGTTTTAATCACCCTTGTAAAGAACTTGTATGGGCAGTAAGACCTGAACCAGATATAACAGGTTGTAATGTAAATTGGAATAACTTTACAAATGCCGCAGACAATAATACAATTAAAGATAATCTAATAACAACAGCTAAACTTCAATTAAACGGAAATGATCGTTTTGCTGAAAGGGATGGAAAGTATTTTTCGTTAGTTCAACCTTATCAACATCACAATAATATACCAGTTAATCAAGGTATTAATGTATATTCATTTGCATTAAAACCTGAAGAACATCAACCATCAGGAACATTAAATATGTCGAGGATAGATACAGCACAATTACAAGTTAAAAGTAGTAAACCAGGTGAATTATTTGTATATGCTGTAAATTACAATGTTTTACGTATATTAAGTGGAATGGGTGGATTAGCGTATTCTAACTAAAAACATAAAAATAATATTAAAACTTATATAGCAAAATTGAACTCTTGTTCATTGCCATTACATTCTGTTTCAACAACATTAACCCTATAACATTCTCCATCAAAATCGGAATAAAGATTATTGGAAAAAGGTGTAGGTGTTTTAACTATTTTTTCTTTGGTATTATTTGTAACAACAATGTAAATAATTCCAATAATAAATGCTAAAATAAAAGGTATAAATTGAAATTCAAAACTTGGATTAATCTTCATTTAATTCTTTTAACTCAAAATAATTTTTATAAGTATAAATATCAAATTCAGGTTTTTTAAAAGGATATGTTTTAAATAAATTAACTCGTTCAATATAATCGTTAGTATCAGAAGATTGTCTTAAATATTCTGCATAGTGTTCTTCATAGTCTTTACGTTTAGATGATATATGTGTAATATATTTATCACGAAGATCAACTAACATATTTAATTCTTCTTGTTTATTAGTATTAAACACCATACAGTGTTTTTTAAACTCAATAGGGGTAGATGTAAATAGTTTATACATTTATATTCTCTATATTTATAATTTTCTCGAAAGAACTTTTAAATTGATTATCAATTGATTCAGCTCCATTCATTTTTCCTTCATATGTGTGTAAAGGAACGTATTTGGTTATTGTTTGTTGTTTTTTAACATTACTAATTTTATTTTCATAATAACCTTGAACTATAACTAATATACCAATAAATACTAATAATAAAATAACATTTTTCATATTTTCTTATTATAGATAAATATTATTTAATCTACATTAGTCATATCAATAGTTTCAACATTGTTGAAAGGATCTTTATCAGTAGCAACTTCTTCTTCTTCATCATCATTAATATCCATACCAAGCATAACAACATTGAGAACCTTTTTAGAAAAATCAACAGGTTTGATAATTTGATATCCGGAATACAATAAAGCACTATTGATAACAAGATCAAGAAGATCTCTCAATGAATTATATTCTTCAGTATCATTAATATTCTTAATTTTCTTAATAATAGGATGTAGAGGATTAATTTCCAACACTCTTTTATTTAACATAGCATTAGTATTATCAGTTTGTCCTAATGTTTGCGATTTAATGATCTTTTCCATATTAGCCGAGAAACCATTTTCGGGTGAAGATACTATACAAGGTAATTCAGATACTTTATTAGTAATTTTAACTTCACTAAAGGTGGTATAAAGACGTTTGATATAATCACAAAGTGATTTATATTCTTCTTTCTGTTTTTTAATAAGTTCTTTATCAGCATCAGTTGTATTAGGTAATTCAATATCACCTTTGGTGATGCAGGTTAAAGTGCATTCTTTGTATTGCATAAGTCGTTGACACATATATTCATCAACAGGATCAGTCATAAATAGAACATCTAAATCATTTTTCTTGAACCTATCTAAGAATGGAGATGTTTTAAGTATATCCATATTATCTCCTGCAATGTAATAAATATGTTTTTGATTTTCATTCATAGATGTAATATAATCGTCAAATGTGATCATCTTATCAGGTGAATTAGCCGAATAGAACATTAAAAGATCAGAAACCCTTTCACGATCACCGCTTTCTTCATAAACACCAAGTTTAATATTTTTTTGATAAGTCTTATATATTTTGATATAATTATCCATATCATTCATAGCATTTTTTAACATATCAATGCTTTTCTTAACAACTGCTTTTTTAATAACTTTAATAACCTTATTCTCCTGTAATAT